TATGGCTCCAGCATTCTTATAAGCAGCGAGTGTACTGCTATCGGCAACATCCGTATCTACGTCACTACGCCGTAGCAGCGGCCCCTGTAATTCAAGGCTCTCAGTTTCAGTTGTAAATTCCAGCCTTCCGCTTTCCACCATATTCTGAGTAGCAGTCATAACTGCACCAACATCTCCGTCCATCAAGGTAAGTTGCTGTTGGAAATAGTTTACCGCCTGCGGGTTATTGTTTGTGCCAGAAAAAGTTTCAGATAAGATCAGGGCATTCTTTTTATTCTTCTGTGCCTTATCTTCTGCCTTACGTTGCCGTTCAGCCGCAGCCCTTCGTGCCGCTCTTTCCTCTTTGGCTTTAATCTTTGCTTCTTCTTTTTCATCAGCCGCTTGCTGCATCCAGCTTTTAGCAATGATGTCTGCGCCCTTTGAGAAGGCTAAACCAAATGAATCTTCGTTTTTGTAATAATTCTTTTTACCAGAAGAAACCGCCGCTTGTGTATCACGCCAACCCATCTACAGGCTCCTCTTCTTCTTCATCAGTTGATAAACCTAGCATTGCAGCCTGTTCTTCTTCACTGGCTGTTTCTGCATCTGTTGGTGTAGCCATTAAGCCACCCTCTGAATTGGTTACTGCCTCTTCCACAATTTCATCAGGATCTTCTTCTTCGTCATCATCAAAGATGCCAAGCGCCAGTTTTAGGGAAGTAGGTGTAATTACCACACGGTTTTCTTCGTTCAGCCCCATGTCGTACTTAATTTCCTGTTCATCGGCTATAATACCAATGTAACGGGCTAGTGGGCCTGCCATTAAGATAGCTAAATCAATAGAAAACTTACCACGGGAAATGCCCTGCATAAGTATTGCGCTTACGACCGTAGCAACGTGCGTATCAATTTTTAAAAGAGCATAAACCAGTTCTAATTCTTCTGGCTCATTCATTTTTCTGATTAAATAATCAACACCCTCATCGTAACTGACGATATCAGGTGGTCTGTGCCAAGGATAATTACGGGTGTCTGCAGCGTAGTTTGCACCAGCAATCGGGAAATCAAACATCTTCATCTACGATCTCCTCATCATTGTCTTCTGACAACATTTCTTCTTCAAGTTCATCGAAGTATGCAGGGGTATGAAATATTCCCTCTTCGCTTAATTCATTGGTAGCGGCGGGTATTTTACCGTTCATAAAAGCCTTAATCGACTTCTTTACTGCATCTTCAAACTTCATTGGATTTCTCCGTAGTTAACTGTGAGATAGCCATGAGAACCGACAGAAACAGCATTCGGATATTTCTTCTGAACTTGTTGTGCTATAACCCCGTAAGCAGGGAACTTATCTGCCCCTATACGCTTGGCTTCTTTGTTCCATTTCCAGCTATAAATCTTTAAGCCTTTTTCAGTATTCAGATACTGAATGTCTGTCTTTAATCGTTCATCAGAAGGCCACCCTCGACCAGAACTAATCCATGCAGCACCTAGAGTTATGAGGCCGTCCATAATGCCATTACCGCCGCTGCTTTGTCCTGCTTGCGCTCTAATCTCTGCGCCCAATATAGTGGCGTCACGGTCTGCTTCTGCATTCCATCCCTTGAAAATATAATCCAAAAGATTGTCTACACGATCCCACAGTCGGGTCATTGATTCTGTAGACAGATCAAACGCATTTTTAACATCTAGCGTTGCCGCATCAAATTCCATTTCCGTATTTGTAGTGGCTACTGTTTGTCTCCATTTGGCATTAGCAAGATCCAAGTTGTATTGCATATCTGCATAAAACTCTTGGCGAGACTGCTCTAGCTTAGAATTAAACTCACGGTTGTCGTTAATCTCGCCAGTATTAAATCGCTTCATCTGATTGATTTGTTCAGCGTTCTGCAACGAAATCTGTGCATTCATATTATCATAATATTTCTGCATATCGTTGGCTTGCTCTGCCCCAAACAAACGGGCTGCGTTAATAGCCGATTGATCGTTAAAGATGGCATCAACCATAGCTTGCGTATTTATAACTTCAGCCTGTTGCTCATTAGTCAGGTTAGCCAAATCCATTTCCAAGAATGCCTTGGCATTTTGTACCGCAGCCGCCTGACGGGCATCCAGATTTGCTACCTCAAATTTAGCCAGCACGGCGGCTTTGTTAATTATAGCTTCTTGTCGGTTATCTAGGTTTTTAGTTGTGAGGGTTTGGAAGAAAGAGGCCTCTTTTTCTGCAACACCCAAGGTTGCTTCCATAATTGCGTTGCTCATTGCCGCAGTCATGGCGGTTCCAGAAATACCAGAGAAAGCCATTGTCTTTGCAACGTCACGGGAAAGTGATTGTGCCCAAGGCGGTATTACAGGGTTGCCGTTACTATCTTTAAATTCGGCAGAGATAATCTCCATCTGCCCTAGAATGGTGGCCTTACTATCGGTGTAGTTACCTTCACCTAATTTCTGGGCAAGCAGTTTACCTGCAACCGTAGACGTATCGATGATATTACTAATATTTTGTGTGGCAAAGTCATTAAGGGCCTCGCCTGTTACACTAACTGTACCGTCTTCATTTACGCCTGTGGCAGCGCCTGTCATATCAATTTGGGCAGCGTCTACTAGGTTTTCATCACGAATTTCACCTGTGGCAGCATTTACGGTTGTTGCGTCTGTTCCTAGCTGATCTGCGGTTGTACTGGCATCATATGTTTCTGCGCCAGGATTAACTACACTATCGACTGTAGATGCATCCCCTGTGGTTGCGACTGCAACAGTAGGACTATCACCTAATAAATAGTTAGGGTTAGTAGGGTCTAGCAATGTTCCTGCAGTCTCAGGATCAAGATTAGGTACTTTATCTAAAAGCGAAGCGCCATTATCTTTTAACCATCCCGCAGGATCATCTAGGATAGCTTGTATTTGTTCGTTGCTAGTAGCCATACCAGCTTCTTCAGCCATCTTAATAATAACTTCTGCGCCCTTAGTCGCATCATTACTACCATCGTCCTCAGTAGCGTTGTCGGCAGCTTCTTGAAGAATAGCGTCTGCCTGATCATTATCCCCACGGTCACGGGCATCTTGGGCCATTTTCTCATAGCCAGACGTTGATTGATCATACCCTTCGTCACCGGGATATTTACCAGATGCGTCTTTTCGTAAGAAGTCTTGTACTTGGCCTGTGGTTTCATTCACTTCTACCTGATACTGCATTCCCAAAAAATTATGGGAGTATTGAAAATCTGGTTCACCATCTTTTCCTGGTCGAGTATATACCACCCTGCCATCGATAACCTGACTAGGATCTTTTTCAGGGTCTGTTCCGTTAGCCCATCCTGCTAATGCGCCAATTACACCAGTAGGTGAAGCAAACCCTAAAATCTTATTAATTCCAGACGGGGCAGAACCCTTTGGTACGAAGTCTTCGTTTACTCCACTAGAAGTAACATTGGCCTCATTGTCGTTTCCTGTGGTGTTCGCACTACCTGTATAAACTGAATTGCCGTCACTATCACTTCCGTATCCCCCCGAAGAGTTTGTAGGAACAACAGTACCTGCGTTAGACCCAGAGTCATACGTTAGCGTTCCATTAACGTAGGATGCGCCATCGTCAGGAGTAAATGTGTTGGCTACGCTTTCCGTAAAGCTGTTACCGCCGCCGAATGTGGATGACCATAAGCCCATTAGATATTATCCTTCTCTTTTTCACATGCACGGATTCGGTCACGCAGCTTTGCGTAATCAGCGATTGCCATCGGTATAGTTGTCTGTTCCCCGTCTAGGGCCTCCAACTCATCCGCTAATTCTTGATTAAATTCTGAAGAATACTGCTCCATCGGTGGGCAATATATTTCCAGATTGGTTCTATAAACCGTTCCCCCGCAGCCTGTCAGTAAGAGACTTGCGGTCATTAAGACTGTCAGCTTCATGTTCTGCCATTTTCTTATAAAAATTGGTCGTTTTCTTTTGCGCCTGAAGATCATCTTGCAGGACTTTATTCTTTTCTTTGGCCCGACCCTTAACCTGACCCATCACATAGATAATGGGCAAAGCTAAAGCCAAAGTGGCAATGATATAGGTCTTTATCTTGCCGAATATGAACATCAATGGATGCCCTCTTTGTTATCTTTAAACCGTGCATATGCAGCCAATGCGATACCGCCGATTGCACAGATCAAAAAGATTGTTTTAAGCATTGGGGCGTAGGCAACTAACCCTTGGATTTGCCCCGCTACCTCATTCATTGCAGTGGCTGCACCAGCGATCCCTGCACCTGCCATTGTCTTACTCTTAGCAAGCGATTTAGGGGCCTCTGCGGTAGGCTTCTGTGGCATTGCTGGGCCACCTTCATCAGAAGGCAGTTGTGCATCACGGGCAAAGATAGCAGCCTCTGCGGAACGTCTGCGAGTTAGTCCACGAATAGGTGTTAGTTTGCCATCTACACGGGCTTTATTCCAGCGCATGATCTGTTCAGGAACTTCATCATACAAACCCTTGTTAAGCTTTTTAAGCAGTGTTGAACTACGAAAATTACCGCCACCTAAGTTAAATACAAATGAAGTCAGGGCATCGTACTGCGGCTGTGTTAAAGGTACGTTGACGTACTTCTTAACTATCTTACCGTGTTCATCTAAATCTTCGATAAGACGTTGTTCACAATACTCTTTTGTCCATTTAACGCCAGATCTTACGCCACGGGTTGCCCCAAATCCGCAAGTCCAACGTCCTGCCAAACAGCGATATGAGTGTACTAAGCCATCGTCTTTTACTTTGTGCAGACCTTCAAACTTTTTAACAAGTTCTACGCAGTCTTGGGATACTGTTACTGGATGCATATTATTACCTAGCAAACGTGTTTGGATTTATTGGCTGGCTAACGGGAATCGTTCCTGCGAAAGGATTAGGTGGCCTTTCCATATTTGGTTTAGGTGTACCCGTAGTGGCAAACGGAGAAGCAAATCCTGTGCTAGGAACAGCCGCAGACATAGCAGGGGATAGGTTACCCATAGAGGCATTACCGCCTTGCATAGTCTGTAGTTTACTCAAACTATCTAATGAACGATTGACATTAATTACCTTATTGCCAATCTGCTTACCTGTTACGTCAAAAGAACGAAGCAGTAGATTGCCTTGATTATCCATAGCACGGGAGATTGTGTTACCCTGCTCATCGATGCTGTTTTTAATCAATTCACCGTTATCGGAGAAAGCTGCACCAAGCTGGTTAAAGTCTTGACGCATAGTCATGTCCAGATCAGTCTGAGCCGCAGCAATCTTAGCTAGATCACGGGCTTGTGCTACCTGACCACCATCTAAGTTCTGGAAGCCATTTGCCATAGCTTGTTGAACGTCAGTGACAGCGTTGTTGGTGGTAGTTTGGTTTTGCCCGACTTGCTGAGTTAAATCAGCCTGACCAGACATAAGCCCATCACCTACACTCTGTAACTGCCCTGTTAGATCACGCTGATAACTTTCTGCTTGTGTCAGCATTTCGTTGACGTTCATATTAACCTGATCAACTTGATTGCCTGACTGATCAAAACGGGTAGCAATAATATTTCCCTGATCATCCATCTGGCGGCTAATAGTATCTCCGTTTTCCGCAATGGAATTTTGGATTAGCTGACCGTTTTCATCAAAACTAGAGGACAAGGCTTCATATTGTTGCTTAGTATTCTCATCAATATTAGCACCTGTAGTAGTCATAATATCGCCAAGGTTACCAAGTCGAGTTGTAAGGTTTTCTTGCTGTGCTAGGGCATCAGTACCTGCCTGACTAAACCCGCCTTCAACCGCAGTACCTAGATTCTCGAACTCAGCACCAACTCCTGTGGCAACATCACCTAGCTGAGTACCCAAGTTAGCTTGGCCTGTAGCAGTAGCTTGAGCATATGCACCCAAGTCTTCCCGTAGGCGATCTGTTTGGTTAGCCTGTGCAGTAGCCAGATCAGCCCGTGACTGTTGAGCCAGTTCCTGATCTTCGCCATACCGCTCTGTATAATTATCAAAGCTTGTTACAAACCCGTCTTGCCCTTGTTGTAGGGCAGCTTGGTTCTCTAGTGATTGAGCCGCATAAGTATCAGCGGTATCTGACATTGTGTCTAGATTTGTCTGGAGTTGGCCCTGACCATCTAGGACATTTGCTTGCGTATTAGTTAGCTGAGTAGCAGCCTCACCAAATCCCTCTTGAACGGCGGCATCTGTAGTTTCAAATCCTGTGTTCATAGCTGTATTTG